GTGATGTATGCCATTACTTATCCTGTCTTTGATTATGGTGGGGCCAGCCTAAGCCAGCCCCACCCTAAAAACGCTTATTAGGCGATGTTGAAACGGCGAACGCCCGTAGGCTTCTTAACCGCGATTGCGGCGTAACCGTAAATGTTGATACCAACCTGACCAGTGGACAGGAGGTTTACCTGCAAACGGGTTTGTGGGGTTTCGTAGAACGAAACAGCTCCCGGCACGATGAGGAATGCTGACTCATCGATGAGGCCACTTACGGTGATGTTTGGATCAACGTAAAGGTTTGTTCCGAGTACCTGACCAACAATGCTCTGGCCTGATACAGCGCCCGAGTTGTTTAGTGGGTTATTCGCTGTGTAAAGCGCACGGCCTGAGCTATCAGCAAAGCCCATGATGCCGCTCCACCAGTCGGTGCTAGCAACGAGGTTTTGTGCGTACTCTGATGTTCCCTTAAATGCGGCTGCACTTTCGGTAGCGATGAACGACTGCAAACCTGCCGCGTTAGCGGTAGTGATTGCGGTGCTAGCAGTACCCGATGAAGTTAGCGCTGCAATAACAGCATTGTCCGTGGCCTTAGCGTAAGCACGTCCGAGTTCACGCACGAGTTCGTTGTAGAACACTGGCGATGAACGGTCCAACAGTTCGAACGAAACTTCGTTGTAACCGCTGTACTTCTTAACATCAACCGTTAAGTAGGTAGAGGTCATGCCAGTTTCAGATGGTGCAGCTGTTTCAGCGGTTTCAGCAACAGTTGGAGCGGTACCAATCTTTGGAATGGTGAAAGACATGCCAGAGGTTGGCAGTGACTCACGGGTTACAGCATCAACAGCTGGTCGGCCACCAAATGTGCTGGTAACAAACTCATTCATGTGCTGTGGCAGGGTCAAACCGGTGTTCGTGCTGGTGCTGTCATCAGCTGCACGAACCCATTGGCGGGACTGGTCGTCACCCTGAGCAGCCTTAACACTGTGCTCGAGGTAACTAGCGGCCGAGTTAATCGGCGAACGTGGAGCGGTGAACATTGGAGCACTAGCGACCACACGAGCGGCCTCCACAGGTGCAACAACATCCACTTCCTCTGTAACCTCTGGGGTTACGTCTGGGGTTTCAGACACTTCAATCTCCTCAGATTGTTGTGGGGTTTCATCAGTATCAGCGGATGCTGCTACCTGTGCGACTCTGGCAGAGTCAAACGCTGGATCAGTGACCAGCGAAACTTCTTTTAAAGATGCCTGTAAAACGAGCAGGAAATCTTTTTTTTGTACGCTGTCAATAATCTGCGCACCAACACTTAAACCCTCTCTAAGGCCATCTGAGGCCTCGAGGAGGCTATCTGTGCCCGCAGTTGTTGAGGCAATTTTGAATGTCGCATTAATACCCTTTGGTGTGGCAGTAAAGTCAGCCATTTTTCCAATAGGTCGTGTGGTGTCATGTTGGAGCAATAATTTGACGGATGCCGGGTCAATGTTGGAAAAAGCCGCAGCATCAAACATGACAGGTCCAATGGATGTGTGGCCTATTTCACCAAATGGAACAATTTGACCAGTGATGGTGCGGGCGCTCTGATTGGCTGTAACGCTAGGTGCGCTAAACGTTAGTTCCAGTTCCGCCATTAGGCATCCCCCCGATAGGTGTGGAGGGAGCCAAATCAACGAGGTCACGTGCCTCATCTACTGTAATGATACCAGCGGTTAATAGTTTAATAGCAATATCTGACTGCTCAGACGGGTTGCCACGTAAAAAGTCATCCATGTCAAAGCACACGTATTGTCCACGTGGGGTTACATCATCCATTGATAAACGTGCCTCAATTACTGACAGGTAAGGTCGTAAACCAAAATCTACGAGCTCACGACGTTTATCTAATTGGTTTGAATAAGTCATTGAGTGTTGTTCAGCACCAACATAATCGGCTGGGATTCCCATAAGTCGGGCAATTTCACCATTGGAATGTGATCTACCCTCAGTAAGTTGCATTTGCGCTGAATCAAAACCTAATGTTTGAAGTTTAATTGGGCCCTCAGTGTATGCGGTTGAACGGTCACGGCGGGCTGTTTTGAACGCTGAAAGCAAATTGGCTACGGAGTCAGGATCGAGGTTCATGCCCTCATTGTTGAGCACCATTTGTGGGACTGGCTCTGATGCCATGCGGTATGCGGCTGATTCCAGTTCAATGGCTGTTTTTAGGGTACGGCCGGCACGTTGCAAAATACCTTCATCCAGTCCCTGAAAAACAATAAGCGAACCTAAACCGTCATTTGGTAAGAGTTGCCCATCGATATTGTATGACTCGATAAGCGTACGGTCCTGTGAAAGGTTGTATGTTACGCGGGTCGGGTTGATGCGACGCATTTTGTATGGTCGCCCATCAGCTGGGGACACATCCAAAATCTGTAAATAGGCGACCCCGTTGAACATCAAATCATCAACTAGCCATGTGATTGTTACCGTACGGGGCACAGCGGGGTCAGGTTGGTCAATGACCTTACGGCTCGTGATCTGAATGTCCTGCGAGTTGTATTCCTGCAGCGGTAGTGATCCGATTGTGCCAGCGATAATGTTTCTGGCCCGGGCAACCGCTGGAACACTCATAGCCTGTTCACGGGTCACATAAGTAAACCCTGAAGCCTCATAAGGTAAAACAACAGTCCCAAAGCCTGTTGGCGTGTATGGGTAAACCTGTGCTTTAACAGATGTTTGTGGTTCAACCTTTCGGCCGTTAAATAATCCCATATCACTTCACCTTTAATGAGGTTTTGTCTATGCCAATGTTAGCTGATTGTAGACACATGGCGTACGATTCACAGTTCTGCGTTGGACAACCAGAACGGCACGCCATTACGCGCTTATCCTTGCGTGAAACATTCCAGATGTGTTATTAGTAACTGTGACTCCTGTTCCTACTGTTGGCACATAAGACGAGCCGAGAGCAGCGGTTCCAGCAACTAGGTAAGGAGGCAAATTGTAAATAAACCCTGCGCTTGCCGCTGCTGGTGCTTGCGCTGCCACAGAAAAACCTGTTGAGCCATTTATTCCCATAATAAAAGCGGCATAAGTAACTCCAGCCGTCAAACTTTGAGATGTAAATGTCGCTGTATTAGATGATGCAGTTGTAGCGACACTAGAGAAGCCGTTGTTACCCAACTGATTTAAGAATGTTCCAACGGCTATTGGTGTAATAGTAGTCGGGGTGCTTGGGTCATCTAAGGTTGCAATACCGCCGTAAAATGTTGGCGTTCCACTTGTTACACTGTAAGCGGTAACTGTATGGACTATTATTTTTGAAACAGTCATGGCGTATGGTGCAACAAAATAAACAACGCGCATTATTTGGTTTGTCAAAGAAACTGATGTAGCGACTATTCTTCGGTCAATAATGTCGTATCCTGCAGATGCCAAAGTAGCGTTACGTTGCCCATTGAGTGTTACGGCTGTGCCATTTACTTTGAACACATCTATGTTTGCGGACGTATTTATGTCCTCATTCAAAATTGTGCCGTTCAGAATCATTGTTGAAGTCACAGTGCCAGTGTCGCCTGTGCCAACCAATGTGCCTGACGTGTTTGGCAATTTGTTAGAACGTGTAGAGGTGGTACTAGGTGGTGTCAAATTGCCATACAGTGATCCTGAACCAACACTGAACCCAGTAGTGAAAGCACCATTGTTGCCAGTGACGTTTCCAGTGACAGTCAAAGAAGTGCCGGTGGCGTTGCCCATGTTCACAATGTTGCCACTGGCATTTGTTGCCACCAAAGAATCAGCCGCACCTGACGTTGTTGGTGTTGGGCTGACCTGTTGCCAAAATGTTTGTTCAGTTGCATCAAAAGATGAACCAGATGTGCCAGTCGAAATACGGCGATAAGCCACACCCAAATATTCAACCAACGCGCCCTTAGTGTATGAAGTTGATGCGGCCCATGTGGTAATAGCAACACCATTTAAGCCTGATTGGTCCAATGTTGGAACATCAGCTGCGCTAAGTGTTGTTCCAGACGATACGCGACCAAACTGGTCCGTGGTTACCTTTGTGTATGTTCCGGCCGTTCCAGCGTTTGCTAACCCTAACTGTGCGCTGGTTGATGTACCCGTATTGGTTAATTCACCCGAATCAACACCGATAACGCCTGATGGACCTGTGGCTCCCGTGTCGCCTTTAGCGCCCGTTGCCCCAGTCGCTCCAGTGGCTCCAGTAGCTCCAGTAGAACCAGTTGGGCCAGTTGGGCCAGTTGCCCCGGTAGAGCCCGTGTCACCCTTAACACCCTGCGGACCAGCCGTAGCATCAGTAATTTCAATAACCTGCTCAGTTACCGTAACATTAGCGACCTGTTCAGTAACAGTAACTTTTAAACTCATACGGTCACCTGACCAGTTAGCGACAATTTGCCCTGCAAAACACGGTAAATAGTGGACCCTGTTGTTACCTCGAGATCATACAAATATGTGCCCGGTGTAATGGCCCCAGATTGTGCAGCTGTGATAGCAACTGCAATAGTTCCCGCGGCCCCGCCCAACGTGATTCCTGAACCGTTAGTTAAGGTCAAAACAGCGGTCGAGTTCAAATGCTCTTTAACCTGCAAACGGGCAGTGTAATTAGTCCAGTTAATTGCTGTTGAATCAATGGTCCATGTGAAAGTACGGTCCCAACTGGACCCACACGGGACGGTCGCATTATAGGTAGCGGGTGAAATCATGACAACATCATACCGCTACAGTAATACCAACTTTCGGTATCTCAGCATGACCCACAGCCATCACCAAA